GCTTTGACTTGCTCGTAGAGTTCTTTGCTAACTATGGCGGCGTGATGGTCGGGTATCTTGACCCATTCGCTTTCGGGTTTTAGCCTTGACTTAGTGCTGCCTATTTCCACCACTGCACGTTTACCAATGATATAAGTGCCTGTATACCTCTCATCTTCCAATATTCGCATTATCTGTGAGCCTTGCCATATTCCGTTGGTGCGGGAAACATTGTGATAATTTTTACCCTGCCCTTTTTTGTATTCGCCGGGTGTGGGAATTTTCCGATCATGAAGATGTTTAATGATAGTGCTGGTGCTACGCATGGTTAGAGCCTGTTCAAATATCAACCTCACAACGGCGGCGGCATCTTCGTCAATCTCCATACGCCCATCCGCTCCCTTGCGGTAGCCGTAAGGACATATCTTGCTTTGGTATTCGCCCCGCTTAAACTTGGCATACTTGGCTGATTTACTTTTCTTGGACATATCATGGCTGTAGTATTCGTGCATAAGGAATTTGAAAGCAACCTGCATACCGCCTGTATCTTCTTTGTAATCATCGGAATCAAAGCCATCCGATATGGAAATAAAGCGGGTACGGAAGATAGGAAACACCATTTCTATGAAATAGCCTGTTTCTATACTGTTTCTGCCAAACCTTGAAAAGTCTTTGACGATGATGCAGTCGATTTTACTCTCCCTCACAAGGTCAAGGAGTTTCTGAACGGCTGGTCGCTCAAAGTTTACGCCGGAATAGCCGTTGTCGATAAACTCTATTACCTCAATTTCCACATCATGCGGAAATTCTAATGAGTGGATATGGCGGTCAAGCAATAACTGTTGGTTGGATATACTCAAACTATCGTATTTAGCATCCTCCAAAGAAAGGCGAATGTACTTTGCAATCGTGATTTTAGCCATTTACCGCCGCCCCCATTTCTACAGCATCGTATCTGCCATTATTGCCTACCTTGCCAGTCTTGCTAACGCCGTCCAATCCGTTTAATTCGCAGACTTCATTTACCAAGTCAAAACCCTTGTTAAATAAAAAGTCTACTTCTATGCTTTTGTCAGAAAAAAACTTGATTTTGCCAACCAAGCTGTCTATGACTTTTACTGTAATGCCGCTATTATCTGCATTGGCAATCAAGTCTGATAGTTCGATATATTCGGCAATCTGATTGTCCAGTTCGCCTAGCGTTTTTGTGAGTTCAGCGGAGCGGGCAAGGCTATTTTGCATTTTGGTTTCGTAACCATCCCGCATTTCTTTGTATTCATCAGAGGTAATAATGCCGCTCACAAGGCTTTCATACAGGCTTTTGAACATTCGCCCATCCTTGTCTGCCTCTTGTTTTAATGCGGCAAGTTCGCTTTTTGCTTTATCCCGCAAAACATCAGTTTCGGCAGAGTGTTTACGGAGTCTCAATGAATTACCTATGATAATGTCTGCCTGTGCCTGTATAATAGAGAGCAGGGCATCTTTTATATCTTCCTCTTGAAACATGAAAGATACGCAAGAGCCACGAGCCTTGCGGCTGTTCGAGAGACATTGAAATACATATCTTTCTTCACCCAGCTTTTTTCTCTGCCAGCCTCGTGTCCTGTGCATACTGCCGCCGCAATGACCACAGAAAACTTTGCCTTTGAAGATGTTGGGCGTATATGGTTTTACTACACGAGAGGCTGATTTCTCCGTAAGAGCCTTTAACCGCTCCTGTGCCTGTGCGTAAACATCCCTACCGATAATAGGCTCATGGGTGTTAGGCACACGAATCCATTGACTTTCATCAACTTTGGTCTGCTTTCGGGCTGTGCTTTGGCTTTTACCCTGCACCATATCGCCCATGTAAACCTCATTTTGCAAAAGGCGTGTTACGGTAAATGTCTGCCATGCACCTTTGCCGATAAGGTTTGCATGTTTAATAATCCCTATAGCCTTTCTGTAATGGCTTGGCGTGGGTATGCCTTTTTCGTTCAAAAGACGGACAATGTTGTTTACGCTCTCACCATCAAGAAACCATTTGAAAATATCAAGAACAACAGGAGCAGTTATAGGGTCAACCACCAGCTTGTGGCAGTTATCCTCTGCTTTGAGATAACCATAAGGCGGTCTTGCGCCTACATACTCGCCATCCCTCATAGCTTGACGTTGTTGTGCCTTAATTTTACGCCCTATATCGAGTGCGTAAGCCTCATTGATGATGTTTTTCAGAGGGAGAATAACCCCGGCACCGCTATTTACGTCAGCCGTTCTTGAATCAAAATCATCATTAACGGCAATGAAACGGCAACCCAGCGATGGTAAATACTTCTCAATGTAGTAGCCTGTGTCAATGGCATTACGCCCCAGCCTACTGAGGTCTTTTACTATAATGCAGTTGATAACACCGTTTTCAGCATCGGCAAGCATCTTCTTAAACGCCTCACGCTCGAAAGTCGTGCCAGATACGCCGTTGTCGATGTAAAAGTCGTGCAGCTTGATTTCAGAGGCAAGAGAAATGAAATTCTCCAAGATGGTTTTCTGTGTTTCAACAGAATCGCCCTTTTTCTTGTTATCTTCAACCGAAAGCCGAATATATGCTGCCGCATTGTAAACTGTCATTGAAGGTGCAGTAACAATGGTAGGGGTATCAATGTTTTTTCTACTTGTCCGTGCCATTACGCCACCTCCCGATTGAGAAGTGCAAGAGTATTTTCATACTCGGCTTGGTAATGGAAAGTGATTGTCAATTCCGTTTTGCTGACAATGTGGATGCTGTGAATAAGATTTACAACTGTGCGGCGGTCAAGTTCTTCAAGACTTCCAAACCGCTTGAAATGCTCAAACCAGCGCAAGCGTTCGCTTTTGCCCTCTAAAACATCATCAAGCTGTGCTTTTAAGGTTTCGATAGCCTCTCTTAATCGCTGTTCATCATTGGCGTACTTGGTTTTGAATGTCTTGTAATCGTCTTTGGAAATAACGCCGTTTATCATGTTTTCATATAGGGACGACTTGAAATTGCTGATTTGCCCTAACTGCTTTTCGTTTTCGGCAATCTGCTCGGTGTACTGTTTCGCCAAAGCATCCATAAGCCGCTTGGCATCACTTCCTGCAATGACTTCTTCAAGCGAAGTAACACCAGCAACATGAGCCTTTACACTTTCTAAAATACACTCTGCAAGGTCGTTCTCTTTAAGATTTACACCGCCAGCACAACCACGCTTTTTAGTGGTCGGACAGTAATAGTAATGATATTTAATGCCTTTGTACGGCACGGTTTTTCGGGTCATACGGCTACCACATGAGCCGCATATCAAAACGCCCGAAAAGATATACACCTTATCGCCACCGGGGGCGGTGCGGGTGTCGAGTAGCATTATCTTTTGGGCGAGGTCAAAATCATATTTGGATATAATGGGGTCATGTGCGTTTTCCGTGCGTTTCCAATCGTTTTCGGGCTTATCAATTAAGTCTTTTAGCTTGTAGTTAAGTGTGCCTTGTCTACCCTGTATCAAAACTCCTGTGTAGGTTTCGTCATTGAGTATACGGATGACTGTTGTTGCAGACCATTTCGCCTCTGATTTATCGGCAAACCCACGCTTGGGATGTGGCAAACCCCTGTCTTTTTTGTATTCAAGTGGCGAAAGAACGCCGAGGTCATTAAGATATTCCGCAATCTTCATGGCACTAACGCCGTCAATCTTCATGCGGAAAATATCACGCACGATACTGGCAGGGTATTCATCAATAATCAGTTGATTGTTGTTATCCTCTGCTTTTGCATAGCCATAAACAGGGCAGGCCCCGACATAATCGCCGTTTTCACGCTTTGCGGTAAGTGCAGAGCGTGTTTTCACGGATATATCACGACAGTAAGCATCATTGATAACGGACTTAACGGAAACAACAAGGTCATCGCCGCTGTCTTTGATGGTATCTATATTGTCGTTAATCGCAATAAACCTAACTCCATACGCAGGAAAGATTTTGCGCAGATAACGCCCTGTTTCTATATACTCCCTGCCAAGCCTTGAAAGGTCTTTGACGATAACGCAGTCAATCTTGCCGTTTTCTATGTCAGCCATCATTTCCTTGAACGCTTTGCGGTCAAAAATGATGCCCGATACGCCATCATCCACCTTTTCGGCTACAACCTCAATATCGGGATGGTTTTTCAGAAAATCGTCAATTAGCTTGCGTTGGTTTCCTACACTATCGCTTTCGCTGGTTTTTTCGTCCGTATAGGATAAGCGGATATATTTAGCCGCCTTGTACATTTTTTCACTCATGGCAAATACGCTCCTTTGAATTTTGGATTTCCCAAAATCCAGTAAATCAAAAGGGGGCATGAGCCAGCGTTATTTAGAATTACTCTATTCCGCTTATAATCATACCCCCTGTATTGGGTAAAGTCGAGTTTGTCAAAGTAAGAATCATGCCATCAGCCTCCTAAGACAATCTTCAAGAGAAAGCCCATTATTGGCATAGCGGGTCGTTACAGTAAACTTTCCACACTTGAATTTATAAGGATTTTTGATTTGCTTAACAAATTCAGCTATCCGAGCCTCTTTCGGCAAAGACTTATCCACTTGGACGGTGCGGATGTCTACTAATATATTAGGGTCTGTTGTGTTTGGGTACATTCAATCTCCCTCCTGTAAAACCATATTTATGAAAAGAGCTTTTCCCAAGTCGGGAAAAGCTCTACGTTTGCTGTGACTTTTTTAGCTTGAGTAGTGTCCGCTTGTGCTTGTTGGTGCAGTTCTCAGCATCCTCGATAGCTTTGCGGAATGCCTTGTCTTTCATCAGATCGTCAAGGTTGCCCATGATGTGAGGGCATATGCTATGCTTGCACTGCCCTTTATTAAGGCAATATTTGCAAGCTACATCTGCATATCTGTAGCTGAACCGTGTAGTTTTCTTTTTTTGTGTTTTACTCATTTTATATCGCTCCTATCACTCTAAGTTGAAAATAGCCTTTTCCCAACTTGGGAAAAGGCCGCCTGTGTGGACTGCTACATTAAAACCTCGAATCACAACGTACCGAAAACGCCGAAAGCCAAACCCTGCCTTACTTTACAGAAGTCACAATCTTCTTTAACCTCTTGCCAGCCCTTTTTGACGAGAACATACCCGCTATCTCTAAAATCGCTTTCGCAGCGGGAGCAAAGGGTAAGCACCATCATCTCGCCTTTTGAGGCACGGTGTTTTTCAATGCCTACACAGATTGATAGAGCAGTATCAATTTCAGCTTGAACCTTGCCGCTGATATGCCCTATGTACCCGGCTATACGAGAGCGGTCAATTGTCCGTATCTGTTCCGCAAGAGCCAGCGAATCATTTTCAAGACCGCTACTGCTCGGAATTACTACATGGGTCGGTAATGGGTTCTTGTTTAGGTTGCGGGTTATTGGCACAACTACTATCGTAGGGCTGTGTGCGTTTCCCGCATTATTCTGTACCACCAACACAGGGCGAAAATCGCCTTGCTCTGAGCCAACAACAGGATTTAGACTGGCGAAGAAAATACCGCCACGCTTGATTGCTTTCTTGTTCATTGAACATTCTCCGTTCTTATATGTTTTTGGTTGTGAATTAAAATCACAGTAACAGGCTGGGTAACGAAGAACGCACCCAGCCCGATGGCTCTAATTTTAATTAAGCTGCCGTATTTGCCACGCACCCTCGGCAGAAGGAATATCCCAAACCACTTTTGGTTGAAGTGTCATAATGCCAACCAGCCGTGTTGCCACGGTTAGGTTCGCACTCCCCCCATGCTGATGGCGGGTCGCACTCTGGAACTTAATCTCGACTATGCGAAAGTATCATTATTTCCGTCTGCGGGTCATGGCGCAGGCTGTACCAAGAGCCTGTTTGGATAAACACTTATCGCTCTCACCTTTCGGTGGTCGTGGCGGTGTTTGCCCTGTCGCTTTCCCTTTTGGGGCGCAGTTGGAATGTATTTGGGATACTGTGTATGACCGCCGAAAATGAGAGCGGTATTTGTCAAGGTTCTGCCGAAGGATTTTGTCCTTCTACCTAACGTGAAAAAAACCGCGTTTTGGGGGGTGCTTTTTAGCCCTCCGACAAAACTTTTTTTATTTTCTTTTCAGCAAGCCATAAACTCTCAAGCACAGACCTGTGATTTAAGCCTTCTTTTGCCGCAATTTCTCGTGCCGTCATGCCATGAACGTGATGTTGCACATACCGCCGCCGCTGAACATCCGTCAGCTTGTCCAATGCTTTCTTGGCAAGTCCATTTCGCCGCTCTGCATCAATGGCTTGCTCTGCTTTGCCCACAACTTCATCTTCCGGCGACAAGGTGGCAAAATCGGCGGTGTCCTCCAATCCGTCAAACGATGTGTTTTTCCATGTCTGGCGGTAGTCACTCCTGTCAGTTTCGTAATAGTCCGCATCAGACAAGGCTTTTAGCTCTGCAAAGTCAGCGGCAGTATTGTCGGGGTTCTCTCGCATATAGTTCTCCAGTGTGATTTCCACGGTTTGGTCGGCGAAGCGGTAGACAATACCCCTCGCATTTTTGTTGATGGCATAGTCGCTATCTTTGTAATTTTTCACTTTCTTTCCTCCGTTCGATTTTTTGATATGGGTCAAAATCGAAGGAAGAAAGGCGGCGCACGAGCCTTAAAATAGAAAAAGGTTGCCGTTTTCATCGGGTTCTCCTTTCGGGAGTCCGAGAAAGCGGCAACCTTGTATGCCAATACAAATAAAAAAGTCCGACAGAGAGGCAACAAAAAGTTGCCGCCTGTCGAACCCGCCAAACATTGTGACTGCCAGCTAGGCAGTCATGTGGACTCGGCACGGCTGTGTCAAAACACAGCTATCGAATGATGCCTGTCCTCCTGTTTCGGTTTTACTCGAAGCGAGCGTTGACCGTTATCCGCAAATTCAAAGCCGTTGTCGGGGTGCTTTTCGGCTACCGCCCCCAGCGTGATTGCTGGGTAGGGGCGCACCAAACATTCCAAGCACTTGTTTCAGATTCCGTCCTACATTGCTTAACTGCCTTTGGAGCAGTTGGTCAGTCGCTATTCAGTTGTGGTAATGCAAAATACTATCCGGCTAAGTAGATAATCCCCACTTTTTCATGGCACTTGTGGCAATTCCTATACTCGTGACAGCTTATACGCTCTCTTTTTCCAAAGCGGATAAGGTCAAGCCGTCTATTTACGCTAACGGTCAGCAGTAGCTGTCCGCAATAAGGGCATTTGATTTCTTTCTGCCGTTCTTCGCCTTTCCTAGATTGCCCTTTCGCCTTGCGGTAGGCTATGGCAGGCCAAAACTCAGGAGCATAGCCGTATACGGCACTAGCGAATAAGATTTCCTCATTGTTTTTAATTTCCATACCGTGAACCTCCTAACCTGCATATTTGCTCGTCATTTGACGAACACAATGGCGTAAAAATGCCATCTTTCGCTATCTGTAATATCTGCCTCTATCGCCAATAGCAGTCAGTTTTTCTAAACGTATCAAAGCTGCCCGCTTGGATACGCCGAAAACCTTTGCGATATATTCCGGCAACTGTTCGGCATAACAGTCATCCATAGGGCTTGCTCCACGGATAATGCGCCGTGGTTTTTCGTTATAAAATGCGAAGAAGTCCTTGAACGCTATTCTAAGAGCCGGACGGTTCATTAAAATTG